CAGGCTGCCTTCGCCGAATACGTGGCCGAGCATTGGGATTCCGACATCGAGCCCGCCATCGCCGTGTGGGAATACCAGTTCCTCGTGGCCCAGATCCTCCCCCGCTACAACTTCGTGAAACGCGACTTCGAGGCGATCCTGTTCGAGATCCCGCCACCCACGGGAGGGCCGTGAATGTACCGCTTCCTGTACCCAGCCACCGACACCGCCGCCTTCGACCTGGTCATCGACGCCACGACGCTCGCGGCGGCGTTCGAGGAGTACCGGCTGCTGTGGTATGACGACAACTGGATCGGCTCCGTCGCCGTGTTCGAGCGCGAGCGGCTGGTCGCCCGCGTCGTGCCTCGAGCGGACCCCGAGACGGGGCGGAACGAGCCGAATCTGGAGTTGTGGCCGGGCGAAGTCGCACGAGGCCACAGCTTCGCCTGCGGGGATTGACCTGCCGGAAAGCCCGATGAACCGACCCCGCCTGATGGCGGGGTATTTTGATTTGTCGTATGCAAAATAGTTGTTGCATGAGGCAAAAATAAAATGTAAAACAAAAATACAACAATAGCACGGAGGCTACACCAATGACGAAAGCAGAGCACACGCGGAATGACGGGAGCAAAGGCGCTTACGATACGTTCACGCAAATCGATAGCGGAACCCGCCACAACTACACCCGCATTAATGAGCTGAAGATCCGGCACGTCTCGGCGGAAGACCGCCCCGACCGCGGCGAGCACACCCAAGTCGAAATCTGGATCGACGAAATCAAGGGTGCGAATCGCCGCTCTTATAAGACGCACGGCCATCTGACCCTTGCTCCAGCCGAAGCAGAGGCAATGGCTCTGGCGCTCCTGTCGCCCGAGAAACGTCGACTGATCGCCGAAGCCACGGGCAAAGCCGCATGACGGAAGCCCCCAAACCCGGTCGCCCCCGCTCCCCCTGCAAAAAGTGCGGGGGGGCGGAGCGGAACGCCGCTGGTGCCTGTATCCCGTGCAGCCGCGAGTACCAGCGGGCTTACCGCAAGGCATGGATCGCCAAGCGAAAGAAGGAAATGAAACAGAGCAAGAAGAAAGGTTAGCTATGGCTGAAGGACAGAAAAAAGAGGAGTGGCTGCGCGACGGCAACCTGCTCTACACGCTCGAACACGCAGGCTGGGACAAGGGCAACGAGACGTTCCAGAACCGCCTCACGGTCAGGGTGGATATCAATCGCGTGTCCACGGCGACCGAGGCCGACGCCGACGATGTGGCTACCCAGATCCTCGACTTCCTGAACCGCGCCGAAAGCGGGCTGGTGAAGGAGCTGCAAGATCGGCTCGAAGCCACCGAGCGCGGAGAACGAGCGGCGGATAACGAAGTCGAGCGACTTCAAGCGGTCGTGAAGCAACTGTTGACGGCTCTGATGCCGTTCGCCAAGGCCTATCAGGCTTGGGGCGGCGGAAACGCCCGAGAGCATTTCGCTTCATCGGTCGTCCCGGTGCACTTCCTCCGAGCAGCTGAAGCCGTCACCAAGGCCATACCAACGACGGGGGCGGTATGAGAAAGTTACGATTCAAGGCCGCAGCAGGCTACATCAAGCGCGCCTGGCAGGCTTACCTGGAGGCAACGCGCCACAAGTGCGATTTTGACGACCGCGGCTTCTGCTCGGATTGCGGCAAAATCATCGGAGATTGGTAAGAAGCAACCGACGAAAGGCAAGGAAAACATTATGCCCGACATAACGATGTGCGATGACAAGACCTGTCCATTGGCCCCGAAATGCTACCGGAACCCCGCCAGCGGCACACAGCCTAACGAATATCGCCAGTCTTGGTTCGTCGAGAGCCCGCGTACCGAGGAGAGGTGCGACCATTTCAGCGAGCGGCAGCCATGACCCGCCCTCCGAAGACCCGCAACCCCATCGCCAAGGCCGTGACGCGCATGCACGCTAAGGTCTTGCCGGACAAGCGGCGGAAGCTGATGGAGCAGGCTCAGGACGACGAGCCCGAATCGCCTGTCGCCGACCTCATGCCCAAGAGCGACTTCATGGCCTCGGCTTGGATCGGCAGCGTCCGGTACGCCCTGACCCGCGAGGATGTCGTGGCTGCCTTCCGGAAAGAGACCGGCAACCAGTGGCGACCCGGCCGGACGCCGCTGGACGCCATGATCGACCAGGCGGCCGGAGCCGCCCTCGACTTCATCAGGGCGTTCGCCAAGTGGCACAACGAGAACATCTGGGGCGAGGAGAACGGCAAGCCCATGGATATAGCTGAGTAACGCAATGCCCCGAGGGGCGGAAAGTGAGGTGAAGTGACAATAGAGATCAGGAACGCAATCATTCAAAGCGCGAGCATCAATGACTCGGAACGTGGGCTGTTGACGGCTTGGCTCCATCTGGACTACGGCGGGTCTGGCCAAGGGTTTGGCGGCTATGCCCTCTACTTGCCGAAGAGCTTCAGCCACCACAGGTTGCTGAGCCATGCCGGTCACTTTATCTGGCGTTGCATGGAGATCGCCGATGTCTCCTCGTGGGAAAAGATGGCCGGGAAGACCATCCGCGTGAAACTGGACAAGGGCGGTTTGGGCGGACGGATTCTGGCCATCGGCCACATCGTGAAGGACGACTGGTTCGACCCGTCCGAGGACTTCAAAGAGCGGGGTGCAGAATGACCCCGGACGAACTCAACGCCCGCCTCGGCGCGGTCATCCGCCAGAAGCGAACCCTCCTCGGCATGTCGCAGGACGCCCTCGGCAAGAAGCTCGGGATCACCTTCCAGCAGGTCCAGAAGTACGAGAGGGGCAAGAATCAGGTCGCGTTTCCCCGCCTCGTGGAGATCGCCGCCGCTCTGGGCATCAGCGTCACAGAGCTGGTGGCCGCCGCCATGGGTGACGAGCCGGCGCGTCCTGCGGTCGTACCCAACCGCGAGACGCTCGAGCTGGTGAAGCGGTTCGAGCGGCTGAAGCCGAACCAGAAGATGGGCGTCCGCCTGCTGGTACGGAGCCTCGCGGGCGAGGCGGTATGACCGTCGCCGCCAAGATCCCGCTCGTGAAGCGGATTGCGAAACGGCTCGCCCGCCCCTTCTGGCGCGAGCCCGATTTCTACATCGGCGGCAAGGAGAATCCGTACCTGCTCCGTTGGTGGGTCATCCCCCGCAACCGCTTCTTCAACGTCTACCTGCACAAGTTCCTCCGGGACGACGATGACCGCGCGCTCCATGACCACCCGTGGCTCAGCTTGAGCATCATCCTTCGAGGTGGCTACATCGAGCACACGGCCAACGCGGTCAGACGCAGGGGAGCGGGCAGCATCGTCTTCCGGCGGGCCAAGCACGCCCATCGGATCGAGTTGCTGCGACGTCGATTCTGGTGGAGCGACCCCAATGAGCTCGAGCAGCCCCTTCCTGCTTGGACGCTGTTCATCACCGGCCCGAAGATCCGCGAGTGGGGCTTCCATTGCCCGCGAGGCTGGGTCCACTGGCGAGACTTCGTCGGCGACGTCGACAGCGGGAACATCGGCAAGGGGTGCGAGCCATGACCGCCGCCCCGAACAGCCCGCTGGTGGAGATCGTCGCTCGCACACTCGCCGCCGAGGACTACAGACAGAAACGTCGCGGAGATTACAACGACGCGGATACCTATGCGTCCCGCCACTGGGGCGAGTACCAACCGGAGGCCAAGACCGCCCTCGCCGCCTGCGAGGCCGAGGCGATGATGAAGGCATTGAAGGCGGCGCATTCGCACGTCTTGGAGCTTCGTGACGCATGGGAGCGCGGGGATATCAGCGAACACGATGGCCGGGGCGGCACCAGGTCGAATCGGAACGTGGACGTTGAGGTGGAGCTGCGGCATCTCCTCGCCCGGCTGGAGCCGGAGCCATGAGCTGGCTCCGCTCGCTCCTCTCCCGCCTGTTCCGCCGCCGCAGCACGGACTGGGATGCTCTCGATTACGGAACTCCCGCCACGGCTGAGGATGAACTGGCGCGGCTGAATGGGGAGCGCTAGGCCATGGCCGCCCCGTATCCCCCTCATCCCGCCGACAGGGCAGCCCTCAAGAGTTCAGGGCTGGCGGTTACGGCAGCGTGTCCCTTCGAACTTGGCGGACGCTTCAAGTCGGCCTTGATGACGGAAGCTGCATCAGCCGCGGAGCGGGTAAACCAGAATGACGGTTTCCCTTCGGGACCCTCCGCAATTCAGGTTGACCCGTGCGCTTTGCCTCCGCTGAGGCTGATGCGGGCGCATCCTACAAGGACGCAATGAAGCGTTCTTAGAGAAGAAAGGAACACGATATGTCTAACGCACCTGCCCACAAACTCCGCGACGGTTGCCTCTCCGTCGTCATCTGGCGGAACACGAACACCGAGGGCAAAACCTACTACTCCGCCACTCCCCAGCGGTCCTATAAGGCCGGCGACGATACCTGGAAAGAGTCCAAGGAACTGAATGCCGACGACATGCTGCCGATGGCCGAACTGCTCCGCGAAGCCTACGCGTGGATCAAGATGCAGAAGCGGTCCGACGCCAAGGCCGCGAAGGAACGCGACAACGTGACGGCGAAGTAATCAACCGGGCGGCTCGGAGACGGGCCGCCCATCAACTGGAAGGGGATTCCCCATGAATGGATTTTATTTTGCGGCCCCTAAATGCCGCACCATTTTGCTTTACTTCCGCAAGGTTTCGACTATAGTCAATTTGATGATCACCTATGAATATATACTGAACCCGACAAAAGCGCAGAAGTCATTGCTCGTGAAGAATCTGCGGCTGACACGTGATATCTATAATCAAGGACTGCAAGAACTGATCGACCATTACCGCTCCACTGGGAAGCACCTTAATTATTTTTCCCATGACAAACAGCATGGCAAGACTCAACACCCCGATATGCCATCGTGGTTCGTAGATACTACGCTCAGGCGGTTGCATCGTTCATTTGCAAACTTCTTTGCGGGCATCAAAGAGGGCCGTAAAGTTGGCTTCCCTCGCTTCAAGTCGGCGAACCGTTGGCATACCCTCCAGTTCCGCGATGCGGTGGCTAACAATATCGATAGCTGTTATTTCAAAGCAGGCAAGATGCTCGGCGGTCGCATCCGCTTCGTTAAGCACCGCGAGATTGAAGGTAAGCTGAAATTCTGCCGAATCGTGAAGCGTCCTTCGGGGTGGTACTTGCAAGCGGTCTGCGAGGATGAGCCCCAGCCGCTGCCTGCGAACGACAACGCTATCGGCCTGGACTTCGGCATCACGCATCTGATCGCGGACTCGGAAGGCAATAAGGTCGCCAACCCGCAGCACCTTAAGCGAAGCCTCAGGCGTCTAGCGAAGGCGCAACGACGCCTATCTCGCCGCAAGAAGGGAAGTAACCGCCGCCGGAAGGCCGCGAAGATGGTTGCGCGTATCCACGAGAAGATCGCCAACCAGCGGAAAGACTATCTGCACAAGGCTGCTCGGCATTATGTCAATGCCTACGGCACCATCGTCATCGAGGATTTGCGCCCGTCCAACATGGTCAAGAACAGCCATCTGGCGAGGGCGATATCGGATTCCTCTTGGGGAATGCTGCGTCAATTCATGGAAGATAAAGCCGAGAAAGCTGGTCGTCTTGTGATCGCAGTGCCGCCGCAATATACGAGCCAGAAATGTTCGTCGTGCGGCGAGATCGTCCAGAAGGCGTTGAGCGTCCGGACCCATGTCTGCCCGCACTGCGGGTACGTGGATTGCCGGGACACGAATGCCGCGAAAAACATTAAACGGGCTGGGATACGGCCTTCGTGGAGGGATGTAGCATGAGCTCGCCCGTTGAAACGAGAAACCTGGAGCCTGTACAGGTGAAGGTATATCACAACTACGAGATCTGCCCCTGCCGCCGCCTCAACGACGCTGGCGAACCCGACCCGAACGGCCTGAGCTTCGAGGTCTGCGAACCCCACGAGGCCCACGTCTGGACCCTATACGGCCACATCCCCGGCGAGGGCGTCATGGCCATCGGCGATTTCGCCACCCGCGAGGGAGCCGAGGAAGCCTTCCAGCGGATCACCGGGATACCGTTCGGCTCGCACGAGGAGGTGGAGGCCCGGCTGCGCGTGATGCACGCGAGCCACAGGTTGCTCGAGACCATCGAGAAGGCCCACTCGCGATTGCTCTGGGCTCGCGATCTCGCGGAGAAGGCCGCGAATCTGGTCATGCTGGACAATCCCTCAGGAGCTCAGGAGCTGCTCGACGAGATTGCATCTAGCGAGTACGCGAACGACGACCTGGACGCGATCACCGACGCCATCGCAGAGGCAACAGGGAGGGCGGCATGACCACCAAGACCATTTACATCAAGGATGAGAACGCCGAAACGTGGCGCAAGGCGGAACGCTTCATCGAAGCGTACGAGAAGAAGAGCCTGTCGCAGTTCCTCTTCGAGCACCTTCAGTCGGTGGTCGACAAGTACGAGCCCATCGCTGACGAGTTAGAGAGGCTCGAACAGCAGATCGCCGCTCTGAAGGCAAAGGCGGGGATTCTATGACCTCCCCGTCGATCATCACCTACCACGCCAGCCTGAGCAACGCCCGCGACCTCTGGGTCGAAGGCGACCGGATCCACGTCGAGGACCGCCCGCCTGAGCAGGGCGGGAAGCCGATCACCGAGGCGGAGCTGGCCCTGGTCGAGCGCGTCCGGCGGGAGAAGGGCTGGACTGTGTTCGGGATCAGCCAGAGCCGGGGATTCGCGTGGCGGAAGTCGAAGTCCGGCGACTGGCCGTGCGATCGGTTCATGTGGCTCGAAGGCAAGAACGACGAAATGACTAAACGAATTGGAGGAAGATTATGACTACGAAATTCAAAATACCCGAACTCCGGATGCCCACGCTCGAAGAGCACCGGGCGGCCTCGGCCGCATGGCTAAAGCGAGTAGGCCCCTGCCTGTACGAGAACTGGCCGGAGGCCCTGAAGGCGATGTCCTTCCGATCTGATCTGCTGGAACTGACAGCTACGGATCAGGAAACTCTCCGCGGCCTGTACGACGAGAAACCCAACGAAACGGCACTGAATGCTTTGGCCCAGCGGATCACAGCCGCAATAGCGCGGATTGACCCTGACGGCTGCTTCGTAAAACTTAGTTCGCGCAGCCCGAAGGATACGTTCTTTCCCGATGTGCCGCGATTCCAGACCGGAGACGACGTCCTCGGTGCGTTCATGAACAGCGAGCGAATCCTCGACGACCTGACGGAATACCGGTACGCCGATGCGGCCTGCTATCTGCTGCTCCGCGAGTTCCAGCCCATCCCGGCGCACGAGGAGTTTCGTTGCTTCATCCGCGAGGGCCGGATCGCAGGGGTTTCGCAGTATCAGTACCGCGATTTCTTCCCGGAACTGGTCGCTGCCCGGGGCGCGGTTGCCGCACGATGCTTCGCGTTCCTCGAATCGATCCTGCCGAAGCTGCACGTCCAGGACATCGTGGTCGACGTCTGGCTCGGCGAGACGCCCATGCTGATCGAGATCAACCCTTATGGGCTCTCCGACCCGTGCCTGCTCGACTATCCCGAGCTGGAAACGGCGGAGAGGCTTTTCAGGCTGGTCGAAAGCCAGCCGAAGAGCGAGGCCGCATGACCGGGCGCTACTTCTACCGCGACCCGCTTGCCGCCGCGTGGATGGCGAAGCACCATGAAATCAAGTTCGCCAACGGCGACTCGCTCCGCTCTGCATGCGAGGCGGTCGGAATGTATGGCCGGGACATGTCGAATGGCGGCGGGTTCTACATCCACCCCGACAGCCTGCACCTGCTGGAGCCGCAGGTGGGGGACGTGCTCTATTCCAAAATAAAGGACGGCATCAGCGTCGAGGAACTGATTTCGGACGAGCGCGCCGCCCAGACCGGACCCCACATCATCCAGCGTGGCGGGCGCATCATCCAGCGCAACGGCGTCGCCTTCCACTGGCCAGAAAGCGAGGCAGCATGAGCGACGATTTGGAATTCACGCAGCGCGACGTGGATGAGGTGATCCGTTCGCTCAGCAACCTGCGGGAGGACCAGGCGAACCATGCGATGCCTGGGCCAATTGATCGCAGAGGTTAAGGCGGCACCTGAGCCGCTTGCTTTTGCAGTCTTCTGGGTCGGTGAGAAGGACCTGCTCGAAGACGTTCAGATCAACTGGATCAGCAACCTGAAGCGGGGCGGAATCGAGAACATCATCCGCCACTCGTTCCAGCGGATATGTGAGGGAAAATCGGCTGAACCCTCCCCGCCTACTCTTCCCTCGGGATCACTTTGACATCAATCCCCATGATGAGCGGCTCCTTGTCCGCCGAGGCAGAAAAGCCCCGGTCGGACTTCCTCACCCACGGGATGACGTGCCGGTGGATGCCGTCGTAGAGCTGGGACAGGTTCAGGCCAGCGATCGTCACCTGCCAGATCTGAGTCCCCGCAAATCGGAGCGTGATGACCTGGCCGTGCTCCCCGGCCTGGAACTGGCTGTGGCTGTCGAGGTTCACGTACTGGAAGCTGACGATGCCCTCGGCTCCTTTCAGGCAGTGGAACGAGTAGACCGCCTTGGCCAGCGGCCTCGCATGGGCCTGATACGGCCCTTTCGGGTCGGGCAGCTCGCCGTCGTCTGGATCGGCCCCGGTAGCGGGCTTGGGCCCGCTCGTCTTGAGGAGATCGTCCAGAAAGCTGCTACCTTGCATGCGAATGCTCCTTCTCTCGCACGTTTCCCATAACATCGACGGCCTTTTCGCGCAACTGGCGGAACGCAGACTTCACGCGCTCGGTGAAGGTGACCAATCGGTTTCGCTTCCGGGGCTTCGGCTTCGACCTCCCCAGCAGCTCCGTGGCGGACTTTCTCGGATCGGACCTCTGGATGTCGGCTCGCAACTCATCTCTCGAGGCATCGGTGTAGATCGTCGCCCGTTCCCGCCCTCTGGAAACACTGACGTAGAACTGCTCCGCCGAAATGGCGGGACGCGACTGCTGCCCCATCGCTATAAGCACTCTGTCCACGGTCTTGCCTTGCGAAGCATGGGAGGTCGTAACGTAGCCCCATGCCAGATGCCCGTAATCCTTGCCCACGGTCCAGCCGTTGCCGAGCAGAATGTCGCCCTGCTCAGTGAAGCCTGCGACAGAATAGACGCTCCCGTTGTTGAGCTTGTGCTTGCCGTCGGCGGTTTTTCCGTTGGCGGTGATTCGGATAGTGTCTCCCACCGCGAGCGCGCAGCATCCTTCCTGGTAGACAGAGAAGTGCGAAGGGCTTTTGTACGAGTCGCCACGTTTGAAGCTGGCGATCCGGACCCGGTCCCCGGCCTTGAAGGTGCCGGAGTTGCGGTGGAACTGGAGGGTCTCGGTCCCGTCGAAGCGTTCGAGGTCGCCCTTCTCAGCGTCCGTCCAGTGCAGCGGAACCAGCGTCTTAAAAGCCCTCTCATCCTCCCCCACGATCCCCCGTTCCTTGAGCCGCGACCTGATCTCCTTCGTGATCCCGTCGCCCTCGGCGTGCGTCGGCGCCACGACGAGGACCGACCGGCCGGCGTCAAGCGCCGCCATGTACTCGTCGACCAGCGGCTTGCTGTCCCGGGCTTCCTTCACCCAGCCCAGCGAGGCGAGGGTATCATAGCCAGCCAGAATGTCACCCTTGGCGAGCGAAGCCACGGCGTCCTTGTAGCGACCCCGCTGGCGGCGGATGTCTTTGAGTTCGGCCACGGGGAGCCCGGCGAACTGCTCGAGGACACGGAGCGTCGCCCCACGCTCGACCGAACCGTGCTGTTTCCGGTCGCCCTGGAGCACGACGCGGGCCCCCAGCTCCTCGGCCGCGTCGAAGACGGCCCGGACCTGCCGGATGCCCAGCAGCCCGGCCTCGTCCACCCAGATGACGCCGCCCCGGGCCTGCTCGCGGTATTTCTCGTCGATCAGGAACCGGGCAACGGTATCGGCCTCCTCGAAGCCCTCCTTGCGGAGCACTCCCCGGCTGGCGTCCGCCGAGGGGGCGAGGACGACGACCGGGCGGTCGATCCCGGCGATGGTCGCCTTCATCGTGTGCGTCTTGCCCGTGCCAGCGGCCCCGCGGATCAGGATGACCCGGTCGGGCGAGTCCCAGACGTGGCGGGCAATGGCGGCCTGCTCGGGGGAGAGTGTCGCCGTCGGCGCGCAGGAATTGCGGCTTTCGCCGGAAAGCGAGGCTGAGAGCCGATGTTGAGCTGGCGCGGAACCGTGTGCGCCGCGTGCGCGGATTTCGCCCTGATTTGGGTCAGGAAGCGAGGATTTCTGCGGCTCTGACCGTGCGCACCCCATCGGCCTGCACGTCCCACGGCCCTCGCGGGCGAACGCGACGACCCGATCCTCCTCGGCCAGCACCTCCCGCGTGGTCGCCTCGCCGGTCTTCACCAGCAGCCCCTGCCGCTTCGCCTCGGCCTTGACGCCCTCCGGCGTCACCGAGCCGATGCCCTGCCGGATCGCCGTCTCGTAGAGCCGCCTCTCCTCGACGACGCTCTTCCGCTCGAACAGGTGGCCGATCGCGTACCGGACTGCCTCCGGCTCGCTGCTCTGGTACGACGGCCGCCCCTTGAGGCTGGCAAGCTCCTGACGCTCCTTGCCAGTGAGTCGGCTGACATAGTAGCCGTTGAGGTCGTCCGCCAGCTCCTTGGTCTTGCCCAGCCGCGTGGTCGCCCCGAGCTTGTCCATACCCTCCGGCGTCGTGATGCCGAGCTTCGCGGCCACCGCCTTGATGTACTCCCGGCGGCGGCTGAACTTCTTCACCAGGTCGTCGGAGATGCCCTCGATCTCGAAGGCCTTGTCCTTCCGGCGGATGCCGTAGCCGAGCTCTCGGAGGTTCGCGGCCAGGCGGTTGTGGTAGATCGCCTCGTAGTACGGCGCGTCGTGCTTGATCTGCCCCATCTGGGCGGCCTTCCACTTTCCCTCGACAGGGTCGTGGGTCGTGTTCAGCACGAACACGTGGGAGTGAAGCGACATATCGGGGCGCTGGTCCTCGGCCGAGATTCTCGTGTCCCGGTGCGTGAAGTGGCAGGCGACGATGTTGCCGGTCGTGCGGTCCTCGTTCTTGCCTCCGACGCGCACGCGGCCCTGCATGTCGGCCTCGACGAAGGACATGGCATAGCGGACCGCATCCCGGTGGGCTTCCTCGATCCGGGGATCTCCGGCGTTACCGGCCCCGGCCAGCTCGCGGGCAAGGCCCACGCTCTTCGTGCTGTTGAACGTCAGGTCCATCCCGACGCGGCCGTCGTCGCGGGCATGAGGCCGGAGCAACTCGCCCGTGCGGGGGTCGATGTTGTCGCAGAGCTTTTCGAAATCGGCGTAGTTCGCGGGGCCTTGGAGTCCGAGCATCTCGGCACCGCGTCCCAGCCACTCGCCGGGGGTGGCGGCATAGTAATCCGCGGACTTGTAATAGGCTTTCGCAGCTGCTGGGCTGGTCAGCCAGTGGGTACGCAGCAAGGGCATCTCCGTGTGGGCGGGCGAATCCTACAGGGTGCGTCGGGGACGTCAACCAAATAGAACAGGGCGATCCGGCTGATGCCGTCGGGCTCTCGTGAACCGAGCCGCGGGGCGTCTCGGCCCTGAAGGGCTTCGATCCCTATCGCTATAGATGCCGCAGAGGGGTCAGGTGATCGGCGACCAGTATCAGGGGTCGGCGACCCCTCGGCCGCCAAGGGATAGACGCAAGCGTTGGCCGGCGGTATCCCCGAAATTCCCAAGGGGGAATCCCGGGTGATACCCCTCCGCCGCCCAATCCCTTGGCAGCCACACCCCGCCGCTCGCCGCTTGGCAGGGTTTCAGGGACGCGGCCTTCGGCCAGTCCTGAAACCCCTACCTACTGGGGGTTTCCAACCTCAACTGAAAGGAATCATCTATGCCTAACATCGGAATCCTACTCGGGAAACCGTCCCCGACCGACCACCACAAACTACCCTTCAAGGACGTGCTGCGTGTGGCGGAGCTGCTGGCGGAACGCTTCAAGGTCCTGAGCGACAAGCTGCCCTATCCGCTCAACCCCGGATTCGATCCGAGGCTGGTAAAGGAAATCCGTACGGCCCTGCGAGCCTTGAAGGGCACACCGAACGGGTCCGTGAGCCGCGAGACTCTCGATCAGTGGATCAGCGAACTGAGCGGCTTCCGGGACCAGCTCGCCGCTTGGTGTGAAGGCCTCGTGACCTTCCGTCATCCTGACAGCCCGTTGGGAAAGCTACGTTTTCCTCAAGATCCTCGGGAGGCGGCGGGCCATCAGGTGGATCATCGCCAGCTTGACGAACGCCTCGCTGCTGGAGGTCGTGCCCTCGTAATCCTTGCTCAGCCGACGCCATCGGCCCAGCCAGGCGAACGTCCGCTCCACCCGCCACCGGAACGGGATCGCCTTGAACGTCTTGGCCCCGGGCTCCTTCGCCCTGATCTCCAGGCGGAGCCGGTTGCGGGCGCGCAGCGCCGCCACCCACTCGGCGATCCCGCCGTTGTAGATCGCGTCGGCGACGATCAGCCGCAATCGCATGAAGCGATGGCGCAGCGGCTCCAGGACGAGCCTCGCCCCGTCGCGGTCCTGGATGTCGGCGGCGTGGACGACGACCGAGAGGATCAGGCCGAGGCAGTCGACCAGGATGTGCCGCTTGCGGCCGCGGACCTTCTTGCCCGCGTCGTAGCCGCGGGGCCCCCCTTTTCGGTCGTCTTGACCGACTGGCTGTCGAGGATCGCCGCCGAGGGCTGGCGCTGGCGGCCGTGGGCCCGCCTCAAATCGCCGCGGAGCAGGTCCATCAATCGGTCGAAGGTGCCGTCCTTCTTCCAGATGCGGAAGTACCAGTACACGGTGGCCCAGGGCGGGAAGTCGTGCGGCAGGGCCCGCCACTGGCAGCCGGTACGCGCCACGTACAGCAGGGCGTTGACGACCTCGCGGCGGTCATGCTTGGCGGGGCGGCCGCCCTTCTTGGGGGCCGGGATGACGCGCTCGACCTGGGCCCACTCGGCGTGGGCCAGGTCGCTGGGATAGGCGGTGCGTGTGTCCATGCCAGAAGGCTAGGACACGCTTTCCCAACAGGCTGTGAGGACCACGGGAAGCCGAACGGCAAGTTGGTGGACGAGGAAATCCCGTTCTAATGGGGCGAGGGGCCGGGGTAGAATCCGGCCCCCAACCTGAGCCGGTCAGTCAGGGGGCGAACTGAGCGGCCGCAGAAAAGCCGCAGGAAGGATCTGAACTGTGGGGCATCACACATCTCCCCGCCGTTTTGCCCAACGGCCGATGGAACGGGGCAAGCGGCTGATCCGGCTCAAGAAACCGGCCAATGCCGAGGTTTTCCTAACTTCCCGCCCGTTCCTTACCGCGGCTCGTTCCGCCACCCTCACCGCTCCACTCGCCGCTCAAACCTGGTTCAGGTACAGCAGCTCATCCTGCCCGACCGGCAGCGCGAGTGGGTAGAGATCCCACCGCTGGGCTGGGTGCGTCCGCACGTGGGCGTAGGCCAGGGCCAGGAGGATGATGAGGATGGTCAGGACGGTCCAGTAGAGCCGATTCATGGCTGTCATGCGCCTTCCGGGTTACAGACGGTGCAATCCTCCGCGTGGTTGCCGTGTGGGCAGACGACCGGTTCCGGCTTTAGCAGCCCTACCACCCTCACCACGTCGGACCCTTCCAGCGGCGGCTGCCCGTTTGCTCCGTGGGTGTAGCCCTGCTGGTACGCCAGTTTGAGGTCCTCGGCGGTGTAGGTCATGGCTGTCCGCTTTCTTTTCCGTCGCTCTTGTACATGAAGTATCGACCGACCGCTCGATAGATCTGGGAATCAACTGCGTCCCAAGACTTCGGGTTATAGGTTGATCCAAAAGTGATCCGCGCCACGGTGGGCAAACTGCCTGCGGGGAGCGTGGTCGGAGCTCGACTGCCGTGAACTGCTACGCGTATCAGGCAATCGCGACCCGGATATCGATAGTAGCACGCCTCACTCTTCATGCTCGTGTAATGATGCACGAAACCTGCCGCCTTCAGTCGCTCGACCGCATACTCGCAATAGGTCCGTCTCTGCGAATCAACCATGTGCCTTTTCTTCCGAATCTGTTGCCTGTTTGGGCAGTCGCCACCGCCTCCGCATCGTACGTTTGACGAGGCTCCCAACGACTTGGTTTTTCAACTGCTTCTCGATGCCGAAGTGGGTCAAGCTACCGCCCTGGAGTTCCGTATGGGCAAGGATGCCAGTTAGATGCTTTGCCAGCGCGCCCTTGATCTCGGGAACAAACTTGCATCCAGCATGACGCTCGATTTCGTCAAGAGCATGTCGCGATGCCTTCTGCGCGAGGGACAGGGTAATGTGAAAGCTGCTCTTGCGTGCGTCGGCCATCCGAACACCGATCACGTGCGTTTGGGTTCCAAGCAGACGTTCGTCGTTCAAAGCGAAGCGGATAGTACCTACTTGTTCTGCCAAATCTGCCCCGCCTTCAATGAGTTGCAGCGCCGCTTCGATCACCGTAGCCCTGTCGTCTCTCATCACCTCCCGCGGCTGCTCGGCCTCATGCTGGCGGACGATGGCGATGGCCTTATCCACCACGGAGTTAACCTGTTCAGAAAAGGGCGCGAGGTTGGGCCGGCCATCGACGTAGTAGATACCCTCTTTCAAACCTTCCAGCTTCTCTATCAGCGTCGTGCTCATGCCTCGTCCCTCACGTGCTTCGGCTCCTCTGAGGCCGGCTTGTTGTACGCCGCCACCATCTTCGAGACCTCCGAATTGGCCGGACTGATTCGGTCCTCCGCTACGCAGATGAGCCGCCCCTTCAGGTTGCGTTCGCCGTCGGGCATGATGTCGTACTCAGTCGTGTGCCGGCCAAAGTACCTCCCAACGATGCGGCCGTAGACGGGCCTCGAGTCGCTGTCGACAATCACAGGATCGCCGATTTCGTAATTGCGGCGGATTGGCATCACGACCTCGCTTTCAGCATGGCGTCGGGAGTACGCCCCTCACGGACGAGCGGGCCGGTCGCTACACTGGAAACGGGCTCGAGTACCCAGGCCCTGCATCCAGTTTGCTTCACCAGCCGCGTGGCTTCCTCATACGCCGCCTCAAAGCTGGCATGCTTCACCCTCGGCGCGCTTCCGCCTTCGAGAAACACCATCCAGAACTCTGCGGCGAAAGCTGCGGCTTTCGGCTCCGCGACGGGCTCCACCACGCGGTAGGCGATGATATCGCCGGCCTTGCCCCGATGGTCCCACCAGAAGCTTCCCGCTCTGAACTGTTGGTTGTCCACGCCGCGGTGGCGCGTCTCCACTATCGTCTCAGGCAACACCGGACACTCGCCGCCGTACCACTTAATCCATCCATCGGCGTCGGGATATTCGGCGGGGGCGACCCATGGAGCGATCAGGTCAGCATCGTGCCCATAGCCGCTAAAGTAGAAGCCTCCGTCTTCTGTCCATTGGGTACGTTTCCCGTCGATGTTTCCTACAAGAGGAAGGTTCCTACCGCTTTCTATTGACTCCACCACCGCCTTCCGGCCATCGCGCGTTTTCCAAGTACCTATGCCAAATTCCGTCACTTCATCCTCCTTACGTCAACAGTTGTGTCCAAATCTTCCGGCCTCAGCGAATAGGCTTCCGCGATCATTGCCGCCCGCTTGTTCGCCCAGCGATACACCATCTTCGAAGGGCTCGGAGGCAGTTCGAACGCCACGCCAGCATCGGCCGACATGCGGTTAAGGGCCTCGACCGAGGAGAGGGAGTAGCCGACCTCCTCGTGGTGCTGACGTGCCTTCCGCTCTTTCGCGATTTGCTGGGCAGCCAGCCAGTCGCTGATGGGGATGGTGGCTAGCAGGCAAAGCGCGATTACGAGGTGGCGATTCATACCCCACCCCCACACAGCGCTTCGTTCGCGACAGGGCTGTTGACGCGAGCTGCTATCACTCCGGCCTTGTAGCCCATCTCGCGTCCATCTGCGTATCCGCCGAGATATCCCTGTTCATGGCCGTAGTCGTAGCCAACGAGATAAATGCAAGCCATAATCGCGATCAGGACGACGAGCCCGATTCCGAGGACTGAGCCCGCGCTGATTTCTCTGGTTTCTGCGTTGTCGTTCGTGTCAGCCATGGCCAGCCTCGCTCTTCGGGGTCAGCAGCACCGCGGGGCTGAAGATGGAGTCGAACACGCCCTTGTAGTCGATGGGCCTGATGCGGAAGCTGTCGACCAGCCGCTCATGAGCCTTGTCGATCAATTTCTGCGCGTCATCCGGCTCGCAGGTTTCATTCGGAAGCGTCCCAAGGGTGGAGTCGGCGTCGTTGGCCATCGAGTCGGGAACCACCTGCATGATGGCTTCGATATCCTCGCGGCCCATATGGACGCGGTTCCTGATGCACGAATCGGTGAGGGCCGTAAGGACGTCGCGGTAGACCTGATGAAAGTTGTCGAGGCGAGCGTAGGCCTGCTCCTCTTTGGGCGATACGTCCAGCTTGCCGTGGTCCATGTTGTCGGGGAAGTTGCTCACGGCCGCCTCCTATGCGTTGAACGTGGGCTGGGCGGCATAGCGATGCGCGCCGTATTCGAGGTTCAGCCTCTCGGCTCGGTTGCGAGCCCGGTTGCGCTGTGCGTAGCTGTATACGCTGCTAACTGCGTTGCCGGTCTTCAGGTCGATGATCTGATAGGTGGTCTTTTCCATATTGCTCTCCATTTAGTCGTTGACGGAATTGACAATAGCAGCCTATTATTACCGAGTCAACAACTAATTATTACGGTAGCAACATTGATTAAGAAGCCCAATTACATACGGACTTCCATTAGCTTACCCCCGGCCGTCCACGCCGAGCTGGTAAAGCGAGCGGACAAATTTGGCATGCGCGTCAGTCCGTACTTGCTGCAGCTAATCGTCGAGGATCTAAAAAGGGGAGAAGCCAATGACAAAGATTGAGCTCACTACAAGCGGTATTTACAGAATCAGTTGCAAGGCTACTGGCAAGCAATATATTGGAAACTCCCAGCACATCGGCTTGCGCTTGGCCAGCCATTTGACGGCGCTACGGTCCGGCACCCATTTCAACGCATCCATGCAGAACGACTGGGAGGTTTTTGGTGCCGAAGCCTTTGAGTTTGAGATCATCGAGATTATCACAGACCGGGCTGAGCGTTATCGCAGGGAGTCAACCCTCCTCAGGGACAGTGGTCTCAGGGAGATCCTCTACAACGCTCAAGGAGACAGTTGCAGCGACAGCGGCGGGCAAAGCACTACATTTTCTCTGCGTATATCCAAGTCGCTCTGTGCAATTTTAGAACAAGCCGCCAAGCGAGAGCATCGCACCGTTAACAATTTGATAACCAAAATTCTGGCAGAGTGGGCAGAATCACAAAGCCAAGCAGAGTAACAATGAGGGAGGAGACCCACTATGAAGATTGAGATTTGGCAGACCATCGACCAGAAATGGAAAATCGACGTGATCACCGGCAATCGCAAAGTTCTATTCCGCAGCGCTATCGCCTACGCCAGCCGACGCAACGCCCATGCAGCCGCCAAACTGCTCAAGGCCCAGCTCGGCAAGGCGAAGATCGTCGAGGCTGAATGACCGCCGAAACCGACGAACTGCTCACCGACCTCCGCGCCATCTGGGCGGAACAGCACCCGGGCCGCCCTCCGAAGTCCGAATTTTCGGACGAGGTGATCGCCGCGACGATCTACCTGTCCCGGCGGATCGACATGGTCCTGAAAACCCGCGTCATCGAACCCGCCTACGCCGAGGGTGCCGAGCGGCAGCCGACGGCACGGAAGCGGACTCGCGTGGAGCAGCCGGAATGAAGCCCTACGACCCCGAGACCCACGACCCGCTCGTCAAAGACCTGCACGATCGCTGGGGGTTGAAGGCTTACGAGATCGGCTCCCGGATCGGGGTGCGGACCGAGCCCGTCCATGACGCGAAGCGGCGCATGGGCCTCACCGAGCAGACGCGACGCATGATCACGAAGAACACCGACCGGGAACCCGCCCCGCCGAAGCTGCGGCAGAACCCCCTTGTCTTCGCCAAGGCGTGGCTAATGGCCCGGTTCGTGGAGAAGGCGTCGGGCTTCTGGTTGGACGGCGTGCCGGTGAGCCTGGACACGCTCATGCGGGCGGCCAACACCGCCGCCAAGGATTGCGGGGCGGAGCAGTTGGTCCATTCCGAGCGATGGCGCGCATGATCTCCGGCCTCTTCGAGATCGAGCACAACAGGCTTCCGGCCCTTGCCCAGGAGTACGAGCTGGCCAAGGAGCACAAGCGGGAGGTGCTCAAGCGACGCATCCCCTGGAACCCAGAGCACAACCGGCGGTTCCGGGACGCCTTGGAGCGGGAGGAGGCGGCGAGGGAGCGGTATGTCTCGGCGTTGGTCAGCCGTGAGTGAGTCGGTAATCGTCGCCCAATGCCTCGAATGGCTCGCCTTGCGGCGGATCTTCGCCTGGCGGAACAACACGGGAGCCTGCAAGCTGGATGGGCGCTGGCTTCGCTACGGCCACCCCGGTAGCGGGGATATCCTCGGCATCCTGCCCAACGGCCTGTTCCTCTCTGTCGAATGCAAAACACCGGTGGGCCGGCAGTCCAAACCTCAGAAGCTCTTCCAGTCCATGGTCGAGAAGAACGGGGGCGTTTATCTCGTGGCGCGAAGCGCCGCCGACCTAGAACGGCACTTCATCGAAGACCCACGCCTCGCATCCGTTGGTCTGAACGTCTGATGGCGGCACCGCCTTCGCGAGGGCGCAATGGCCATTTTTCCAGTTCTGACACGTGCGGCAGGACCGCTGCTCAGAAAGACTCTCCAAGAAAGTCAATAGGTTCCGAAGGCTCTGAATCAGCTCTTTCTTTTTCTGCGGCTGCAGCAACGGTAAATCCTGTAAGGTCATATCCGGTTATCTCCCAAAATCTCTCTCCCTGTTTCACCCGGATCGCCACCGGTTTGGTCAATGAGTCTGAATATTCGATCGCCAACGCGATGCAGTCCGGCGGCTCGAACGGAGTGCGCCGTTTCCACCAGTCGACCGCCTTACCCCGGGCGAATCCCGGCGGGTGTTCGAGGCAGATCCACTCCCGATAGGTATTGATACCGCAGTGGTACTCGACACGCATCGTCGGAATCTTGTCGGACTTCTGGTGTTTGTGGTAGCTGACCGAGTGGACCAAGACCCATTCGCCGAGGCTTGGCGCCGGGAGATCTCCCAGCGCCATCACTTCGCCCGTGCTCGCCGTCGTACCATGGTTGACCCGCTCGGGTGGGGTGAACTGCCGACCGCAATCGGCACATTCGAGGGCGCCAAGTGGCGAGGCCATGCGGCAATCTGGGCAAATCAGGCAGGATCGCTCGTGTGCCTCGCGCTTCCCGCGCGTACCCGCCGCCTTAGGCGGTTTGAGGTGCGCGATCGGCCCGTGGTAGTCGATGTTTCCGGCATAGTCGAGCACCAGGCAGTTCGCCTTCCCGGGGTGCAGCCGCATCCCTCGGCCGAGGATCTGGTAATACAGCCCCGGGGAGAGGGTCTTTCGCAGCAGAACCAGCAGGTCGATGTTCGGGGCGTCAAACCCGGTCGTATGGACCCCAAGCGACACCAGCGCCCTAAGGCGGCCCGACTTGAAGTCGTCATGGGCGGCATCCCTCTCAGCGTCCGGCGTTTCACCGTGGACGAACTTGGCGGTGATGCCTCGCTCCCTCAAGGCGGTTTCGACATGCTCCCCGTGCGTCCGACCGGCCACGAATACCAGCCACGACTTCCGGTCGGAAGCCAGCGCGAACACCTCGTCGAGAGCGGCACGGGTTAACTCCTCCTTGTCGACCGCCGCTTCCTGCTCACGGCTGTTGAGCTCGCCGCCTACGATCCCCACGCCGGACAGATCAGCCTGGATTTCGGAAGGGCGGCTCTTCAGCGGACAGATGTGCCCGGCCTCGAGCAGCTCGGTCAGGCTGACCTCAGCGGCGATGTCGGTGAACAGCCGGTCGCTCCCCTCGTGCAGCATCCCGGTCCGCAGCCTGTAGGCGGTGGCGGTTAGCCCGATGACTTTCAGACGCGGGTTGACCTCGCGGAGGCCGGCGATGAACCGGCGGTACATCCCGTCAGAGTCCGGGGACAGGAGATGGCATTCGTCGATCAGCACCAGGTCTCGCCAGCCGAAGATGTGCGGCTTGCGGAACACCGACTGGATGCCGGCGACGGTGATCGGGTCGCGGCTGCGCTTCTGACCGAGGCCTGCGCTGTATAGCCCCGCCGGGGCATCGGGCCAGAAGGCCGTGATCTTCCCGAAGTTCTGTTCGAGCAATTCTTTGACGTGCGAAACGACCATCAGCCGCTGGTCCGGCCAGGAAGTGAGGATGGTCTTGCACAGGGCCCCGATGATCACGCTTTTCCCGCTGCCGGTCGGCAAAACAAGCAAGGGGTTGCCCGAATGGTGCTCGAAATACTGGAACAGCCCGTCAATAGCCCCCTGCTGGTAGTCACGAAGCTGCATAATCAGAACGCTGCTATCCCATGGCACGCTCCGCGGAAGTCGCACCATTTGCATTTAAAGAACTCGGGTCTCTCGCTCAATCGGGCCGGGGCCTCTCCCGCGGAGAGGATTCGCTTGGCTTTGGCCAGGAGCGCCTTCGCCATCACCGGGTTGGGCTCGGTCCGGCACGAATCGAACTCCCGCCCTCCTGGCGTGCTCACGGTCAGGTAATGCCGGGTAAGGTCCATCAGTTCCATATAAAGGACGCCCTGCGCGTAGTACACCGGGTCCCATGCGGCCAGCGCCGCCTTCTCGCCCACCGTGGACTTCAGCTTCCGCAACTCGTCGTATTTTTTCTGGCCGACCTGCTTGTGCTCCCAGACATGGGGAGTAAGCGGAGCCTGCAGAAGCCCCCTGATGACGCCATCGACGTGCCAGCCGAACCGGCCGTCGAAGAGCGTGCCGCCGATCTGGCCGCCCGTCTGTTCGTCCACCGTCCACAACTCGACGCCCGGAACCATCCGCAGTCGCTCGGCCATGACCGCCTCGCCGCGGTGGCCGTCCTCGAAACGCTTGAGGCTGGCCGCGTCGAACGGCTTGCGCGGGACTTCCTGCCGTATCGAGTACCAGAGCTTCCGCTCGCACTCATCGCCGATCGCGGACGCCCCGAGGTAGGAGCGGCGCGGCTCCAACGCCGCTCTCCGCTCCAACTCCCGGTCGATCGCCGCGAGAGTGGGGTCAACCACTTCGGGGATCAGGGCCATAGGCTACTTCTTCGCCCAGGCCGGGGCGGCCTTGGCGGCAGCAGGAGCACCCGTGCCGGCCGAGGCCGAAGCCGTGGCAGCCGCACGTTCACCAACGGCTTCGTAGCCCTTGATGATGTTGCGGGGGTTGTAGCCTTCCTTCTTCTCAACGTCGACCTTGATCATCAGCGGGCGGTTATGCAACTCGTTCGAGTCCTTAACGCGCAGCTTGCCGATCGCGTGGCAGATCGCCGAGAAATCCTTCTGGGCGATCTCCTGTGCGACCGGGTTGCTATTGACCAGGTTGAGGTTGTTGAAGATCAAAGCGCCGTCGAAGGTCCCCTCGATCACCTTAAAGGTCATGGCGAGAAGACGGTCGTTAGCTCCTTCGGAGCCGTATTGCTGCGCTTCGGCCGCCTTCTTGGTCGGCTTCACGTCGCTGGCCTCGATGATCGCCTTATACCAGCCCGGCGGGATGACCTCGCGAGGTTTCGAGGGCTCGACGGCTTCCGCGTTAAATTCTTGTCCTAAAAATGCCATTGGTAGTTCCTTTCGTAAGTTGATAGGTTATCAAGCCGCCTCGGCGCTCGCCTCGGAAGCCGGAGGCTCAGACAGCGCGGCTGCCATCGCCTCATTGAACGCTCCCCAGGAAAACGGCAGCTCGGCGGGGAGACCGTACCGATTGCCAGCCATAAAGGCAGGGCTTTCGACCGTGTGGAGCACACGGTCACCGGCCCGGCCTTTGGTGACTTTCTTCTTGAAGCCCACATCCTTCGCGTCGATGTAGACGTCCTGATTCGCGAACAGCAGGCAGTCCGACCACTCCGTGAGGATGGCGGCGGACTTCGCGTGCAGCTTGAGCTGGTGCCGGTCGTAGGAGTCGGTGAGCGGGTTGTCGTAACGCTTCACCTGGTCGTGAGCGATCAGCACGACGGCCATGCCCTTGTCGTTACGCAGGGCGGTGAGTCCGTCGAACAGCTGCTTCCAGAGGTTGACCGCCGCGACGTAACCCGCCCCATAGCCGATGTCCTCGATGGACTTCTTGCCGGCTTCCGCAGCTACCTGCTGGAAGATGAGGGCCTCGAGCCAGTCGGCCGAGTCTATGATGACCGTGGAGAACGGGTGGTCCTGGGTGTAGAGGGCCTCGACCGAACCGATCACGTCGCCGTAGGACGCAAGTTTGTCCTTGGCGATGCGCGCGACGTTCAGAGCACCGGACCCACCCTCGATGTCGAGGATGATGGCGCCTTCGATATCGGCGGCGAACGTGGTCTTGCCGATCTTCGGGGGACCGTAGAGCACGATGCGCGGGGGGAGGATGACGCGGGAGGCTTTGATTTCTGCAAGGTTAATGGGCATTGGGAGTTCCTTTCGTTGCTATGGGGTGGCGACCGGGGCCGGGGTCGTCAACCCCGGTGAAGTGTGACGCACCCCGGTCATGGAGCTATGCGGCGTCTTTCACGCTGAACGCGGGCTTCTTCGGCTTCAGCGTGAGAGCGGGCTGGATCTGCTTGTAGGCGTCCGGCAGGTTATCGCGCAGGTAGTTGATGGCCTTGCCGTCCGGCTTCCAGATGCCGGTGAACGGGAACGGCACCGATGCGTCCCAACCCTCATACGCGGCGTTGAGCTGCTCCTGCGACCATTCCTCGCTGAATCCGGTGGCGATCTTCATGCCCGTGGGCAGCGTGTGCGTGCCCTTCTCGGGCAGATCGGCATGGACCAGTTCGTAGATCTGCGACTCGATGGCAATGCGGCGGGCGTTCGCTTCGTTTTCTTTTTGCTTTTCGATCTTCCACGCATCGGTGAGAAGGGCGAGTTGCTGTTTGGTGCTATCTTCCATAAAGGCTCCGTAAGTTGGTTGTTGCATAAATAGATAATTCGTAGTAAGACGGACATTAGATGCAACGAAATGCAATGTCAAGCAATATTATGCGAGGTATTATGGAGCTATGGAACGCTAAGCAGACAGCCAGGTTTTTGGGTCTTACATACTCCCAGCTCTGGCGAATAATCGGCGAGGGTCTGCCCCATCCGCCCTATATCGTGGTCGGCGCTCGCAAGCGATTCGTTCGTTCCGAGGTTGAGCGTTGGGTACTGGAAAACCAGGTCTCCAGCCCTGCATCGGCCCCGGACGCCGGTAAGCCTGTATGACCCGCAGCCCCTTCCAGATCGCGGCGCCTGACCTGCGCTCACGCGGATATTCCGTCATCCCGCTTGCGCCGACCCAGAAATACCCGACCATCGAGCGCTGGTCGGAGTTCTGCTCACGCCTCCCCTCCAACGAGGAGCACGGCCGCTGGCTTGGCTGGGTAGCGTCTAACGTCGGGCTGTGCCTCGGCTCGGCCAGCGGCGTCATCGCCCTGGATTTCGACGACGACATCGACAAGCTCCACGCCAGCATCATCGCCGTGATCCCGGATTCCCCGGTCAAGAAGCGGGGCGCGAAGGGTTTCACGGCCTTTTACCGCTATTCCGGCCAGCGCAGCCACGGCTACAGCGTCCGGGGGACCCGCGTGCTCGACGTCCTTTCCGAGGGCCGTCAAACCGTCTTGCCGCCTTCCCTGCACCCGTCCGGCGGGGCCTATGAGTGGATCACACCGCTGACTCTGGCCGACATCGCCCCCGGCGATCTCCCTGAGATCCCGGCCGCGTCCATGCAGGTGATCGCCTCGCTTTTCCGCCCGGAGCCGGTAAAGCCCGCTCAGCGGCAGAGTTTTCACGATCCGTACCGCGAGACCGATCTGGCGGACATCGCCGAGGCCCTGCGCTGCATCCCCGCCGACGACTACGACGTCTGGATCAGGATGGGCATGGCGCTGCGCCAGCACCTCGGCGACCGGGGCATGGAGCTCTGGGACCAGTGGTCGGCGACCAGCTCCAAATACGACTCCCGCGAGATCCCGAAACGGTGGAGGAGCTTCAACCGGGGGGACATCACCATCGCCAGCCTCTTCTACACGGCGATGGACCACGGCTACATCCATCCCCGGCGGGTCCCCGACCGCTCCGCTCTGCCGCAGGTCGAGATCGAGGAAGGCGGCAATCTTCGCCCTTTCGTAGCGGGCCGCGTGGATTCATCGCCCGATCCCGCGGCCATCATCCTGAACCCTCCGGGCCTGGTCGGTAAGATCGCCCGTTGGATCAACGCGACGTCGATCTATCCGCAGCCGATGCTGGCGGTCGCGGCAGCGATCACGGCAGCCGGTGCCGCCATGAGCCACAAGATCCAATCGCCGACCAGGTTGCGTACGAACTTCTACGCCATGGGTCTCGCCCCCAGCGGCGCCGGGAAAGATCACGCCCGCGATTGCGTCACGACGCTTCTTTGCAGGTCGGGCCTCGATGGGCTGATCGGCGGCACGCCGGCCAGCGGGGCGGGCATGCTGACCGCCCTCAGGGAGGGCGGCGGCAAGTGCCTCGTGCTCTGGGACGAGTTCGGCCGCGTGCTCAAGAACCTCACGCACAAGAACGCCGGCAGCCACCAGCGGGACATCCTGACCTACCTGGTCGAGCTGTTCTCCTCGGCCAAGAGCATGTACGCCGGGGTCCAGTACGCGAACCACGACGGCAAGATGAAGCGCACCCCCATCGAGCAGCCCTGCCTGTCCGTCTACGCCACGACCGTCCCGGAGCGGTTCTTCCAGACCCTGACCTCGGACGATGCGATCGACGGCTTCCTGGCTCGCTGGATGGTGTTCGAGTCGAGGGACTATACCCTGAAGCCCGCGACGCCGGCGGGGGACGTGAACGATCCGCCCGAGGATCTGTTGGCCGAGCTGCGCCGGTGGAAGGACGCGCCGAGCAATTACGACCCGAGGGGGAATATCGACGGGGTCTTGCGGATCAGCCCGATGGTGGTCAGCTACGAGTCCGAGGCCGAGCAGCTGATTGCCTCCTACGCCGAGGCGATGCGCCGCCGTGCCGCCGAGGAATCGGAGAACCGGACCGGCCTGTCGGCCATCTACGCCCGCTCTGCCGAGCACGCCATCAAGCTGGCTCTGGCCGCGCACGAGGGCGACACGATCGGCGTGGAGGCCATGCGGTGGGGTATCGCCGTCGCGGACCATTGCGGGGCCTACATGGCCGAGGCGGTCAAGCAAAACGTCGCCGAGAGCGACTACGAACGGAATATGAACCGCGTTCTCCAGGTCATCCGCGACGCGAAGGGACAATGGGTGGAGAACAGGGCTCTGCTCCTGCGGACGCGCAACCTTAAGTTCAGGGACCGCAACGAGATAATTGCCGGGCTGGTCGAGATGGGCGAAATCGAGCGTGACGAGGTCGAGAGCAAGACCAAGCCATCCTACCGGTACCGCGCGGTACGATAACCCCCGGAGTCGCGCCGCTGATTGGGGATTCCGGCGAACCAATGGGGGCGGTGGCGTGTCGGCTATAAGCCTTTCGTCCAGGCCACGAAGAGGGAAGCCCCGTGGATATCCTCACCCCCGTCGTCCCAGTTGAGCGGCAACACCCCAACTTCCGGCTCCTCTCGAGCTTCGAACTCTCCGGCCCGGAGCAGGCCGTGCTTCAGAGCTGGGCGGACGGCTTCCGGGACCGGGACGGGAAATTCGCCAAGGAATTTCAGACGACCTACAATTCGAGCTTCTGGGAACTCTACCTGTTCGCCGCGTTCTCGGAGCTCGGCTGCCAGATCGACCAGCAGCACTCCTCGCCCGACTTCGTCCTCGACTCCCCAGGGGGTAAGCTGATCGCGGAGGCGACGATTGCCTCGCACCCGGATGGTTACGCCCCGGAGTGGGAGCGTTCGGCCGATCCCGAGACCGTTCTGGGGATCAGCCGGGAGGAGATTGTGACCCTTGCCAGCATCCGGCTGGCCAATGCGATCACGGCGAAGCACCGCAAGTACACCGAGTCCTACTCGACCCTGCCGCATGTCGCCGGCAAGCCCTACGTTATTTGCGTCGCCCCGTTCGAGCAGCCCTATTTCTTCAGGCAGAACAACCTCGCGATCAGGAGGGTGCTGTACGGCTTTGACCAGCACATCTACAGCGACGATGAAGCGACGGGGACGCGCACGGTCTTCGGGGAGACGACCCGAGAAAGCGTTACGAAGGATAACGGGACCCAGGTGCAGCTGGGCCTCTTCACGCGTTCCGGCATGGAGGACGTGAGCGCCGTCATCTTCAGCACCACGGCCACCTTCTCCAAGGCCCAGGCCCTCGCCGCCGCCGGGCCGTATCCGGTCGTCTTCTTCGCTGAAAGGTACAACGCGGACGGCCTCAAGCCCTACGTGATCCGGCTCCCGCGGCCCGTCTACCGTGAGACACTGCTCGACGGCCTTCAGGTCTGCCTCAATCCCCTGGCGGCTCGGCCACTGGATCCGGGTTGGCTGGTCGAGCGCGGGGCTGCGCTGCACAGCTTCGATCCATCGACCGGAAAATACCTGGCGATGGCTCCCGACGGTTTCCTGATCAGCCGGGTTAGTCGGGGGTTCCTGCCGCCGGGTGGGACCGCGGGGCATGCCCGCGCGCCGCAACCCTCCGACACGTTCAAGCGCCCGCGCCTTCCCGAGTTCCCCGAAGGTCAACTCGTGCCGGTCGGCGGTCAGGTGATGACCAACGTCGATCATCACCTCGCCCACTATCGAGGCTGGACCATCATGGTCGCCCGCGACGTCGTGGATAACGATTGGGGGGCTCAGGCCTTCGAGGGGCTTTACCGTTCATTGTCCGAATGCCAGGCCGGGACCACGCCCCGTTGCCACCTACTTGCGCGGGGCTGGTATCCCTCTCCCGCCGAGGCGCTGGAGGAAGCGAAGGGGCGGGTCGACGCCGAGATCGGGCGCCGAAGTGGCGCTCAGGAGACGCCTTCGAGATAAATCGCAAAAAGGCACGATTGGTCGCGGGGTCGCCCGCGATTTTTTCGGCAGGGCGACTCTATTGTTTTTTAATATTAATTTTTTTAATATTAATATAAAATATAAATTAATCACATTAATCGCATACTCTATTTGCCTCGCCTCCTCTTGTCGGGGGTGTGCTTACGGGCATACTGCTGCGATTTATCTCGTGAAGCAGTCATCCGGGCTGGTATTAAAGCGTCGAAACAAGGGGCTACCAGGAAAAGATAAATCTCAGCGATTAATTCTCCCTGCGATTTATCCCCCCCTAGACAGCCATGAGACGTATCCCTCTGTGAATCACGGCTTGCGCACCACTACATCCTGTGGCACGATACCCCCAACCAGCTAGGGGTAGCGGATGCAGCCGAAAGACGAGTGGAACGACGTTCCCAGGGAGAAGATCATCGCAGAAGTCGACCGCCTCCGTGAGTCCGTCTGCAGGCTCCTGCGCCTGGCGGGCAAACCGGCGGCCGTGAGCTATGCCAGCCGCGAGGACGATTCTGTCCCCGCGGGCTGGGCCGAGCGCCACGGCATCGCCATCCCCCGAGCCGACGGCGTCTTCGAGTCCGGCAGCGCATGGGTTCGGATCAAGCACGGCGTCATCATCGGGGCGGGCCTCAAGAACCAGTCCATCCTGTTGCTCGCGATCTCGCTGGAGCTCCTGGATCAGGGGGCGGAGCATCACGCGAGCCTTTACCGCGACTGGCGGGCGGCCTTCCTGTCCCGCCTCGACCCGACGAGGTCAGGGGACGCGGGGAGCGACGGTACCGAGGCGTGGACCAAGGAGGACCGCTACAGCAAGCTCATCCACCGGGTCGAGAAGGATGATCTGGACGCCATGGACAGCATCGTGGCGAGTCGCCCCAAGGCCAGGCACCTCGCGGCGTTTCAGGGCAACCAGGCTACCTTTATCGAAGCGTTCGAGAAGGTGGTTAAGGCGATGGTGGAGATCAACCAGGAAGCCGGGCAGGCACGGCTGGCATAAGGTTTCCACACTAAACACTTGCGGATTTCATAAATTCGACGTAAATTGATTTTGCAAAGACGATTTGTCGCGCCCGGAATCTGGTTTCCGAAGCGTTTTTTCACCCCGCCAGCGAGCGGGGTTTTTTGTTACCCGTATGGCAAGGAAACTGCACTTTCGGGTATTTCGTGCGTGAGCGGGTAGACGGGGGCCGGCCCGAGCGGGACGATGGCGGCAGCCAAACCAGCCGACGCCCGAGCGGAGCCGACCCCGATGACATCCTCGCATCCGACCCC